TAACATATCATCTAACACCACAGCTATTGCAGCCAAGGTTGCTAAAGCGGGTGATACAATGACAGGGTTTTTAACTCTACATGCGGATCCTACATCAGATCTACACGCAGCTACTAAGTCATATGTAGATGATAGTATAACAGGTCAGTTAATATATCAAGGTGGATATGATGCAAGTACATCACCTCCATCAGGAGCATCTATTAAAAAAGGTTTTACTTATACAGTAACAACTGCGGGTGATGGAAGCGGGTTCTTTTCAATTCCATTAGAGATTGGAGATCTTATTATAGCTGAAACTGATAGCCCATCAGATGAAGACGATTGGACAGAAGTTAACAAGAATGTTGATTTAGCAACTACATCAACTGTAGGTGTTGCGTCATTTAGTTCAGATAACTTTTCAGTTAGTGCAGCAGGTGCAGTTACAATTAAAAATAATGGTGTTATACTTGGAACAGAAACTACTGGTGATTACGTAGAAAGCCTTACAGCTAGTACAAACGTAAGCATCTCTGGTGGTAGCGGCGAAGGATCAACACCTTCTATTAGTGTTCCTCATGCAAATATAGATGATAGAATAACTAAAAGACAATACTCAGGATTAATTGGAGATAACAGTAATACTAAATTTGACATTGCAGCTTCAACTCACGGGCTAGGAAGTGATTCTTCACAATTTATGGTACAGCTCGTTGAAGTAAGCTCTGGTGAAACAGTGTATGCAGAAGTTGATAGAGCAGCAAGTGGTGTACTTACAGTGGTCTTTTCAACAGCTCCAGCAACAAATGCTATCAGAGTATTGATAATTAAAATAGGATAATAAAATTAAATTATGGCGTCGGTAAAACATTTATCAGATATTATAATCGGAGGTAATTTGTATCTTAATAATGTAGATACAAATACTAATTCAGAAAATACAATACTTGTTTTAAACGGCAGTACAAATGAAGTTGAAAAAAGAGAGCTGCCTGCTGATTCAGGTGCTTTCCAAGAAATAGATGTTAGCGCTGGGCAAGTTGCTTTTGGCGATGGGACTGGGCTTAATGGAGATGGCCATTTATATTGGGATAGTACCAATAATAGATTGGGTATTGGAACAACATCTCCAGCTGCGGACATACATATAGAAGATGCTGGTAGTAATACATCTGGATTAAGATTTAGCGCAATAGGCACCGGTAATCAAGATAATGTAAATATGCACTTTCAAGGATCAGCTGGTAGTGCACCTTTTTATATATCTAGAGCACAAACTGGTGGAGCTGAAATACAATTGCAAAGAGATGGGGATATTATATTAAACGGAAGCAATGGGGATAATACAGGTATAGGAACTACACAACCACAACAGAAATTGCATGTGAATGGTAATATACTTTGCGGTGGCCATATGTATTTTAATACTGGAACATCTAACTACATATCCGGAATAGGTGGTGGTTTAGAATGGTATACTGATAGTAATAAAATTGTAGATGTTACTTACAATGGCGATGTTGAAATAACTAATAATTTAGATATAGGTAATACTAAACTTTTAACCTGGGGCGCTTTAGGTGGTGTAGTCCCAACCACATATATACAAGGACAGGATAATTCAAGTAAAATTTCTTTGGTAGGTAATTTTACTTCTTCTTTTTCAAATTCAACAGAAGGTCATATTGTTTTCAAAAATAGTAACAATAATGGAACAACCAGTGGAACAGTTGGTTTAGTAGCAGATATTGTAACAGATAGTACGGCTATAGGAAGCATATCAACAAATATAAGATTTGGTAGAGCGAGTAATATGCAGTATGGTTATAATAAATATACTGGAGCCATAGAGTATATCTCTACAAACAACACATCTGGCGAAAAAATGATTTTCAAATGTGCTCAGTATTCTTTTTTACAAGCCAATGGAAGTCCTTCAAGTGGAGTAGATTCTATTAAAATAGGTGGTAATACAAATAATCAAATAGGGTATATAGATTTATGGGGAGACTCCGGTGGAGGAAAACCATTTTTCAATATACAAGACACAAGATACCAACCATCAACAAGCTTGTCAAATCCAGTTGTTAGAATACAAAACAATTTTCACTCTACAAACAGTAGATACCAAATAGTATTTCAAAGGTATTCGGCTACATCTAGTATTAGAGGGTCTATTGCTACAAACAACTCAGGAACTACATATAATACTACTTCTGATTATAGGCTTAAAACAGATGCAAAAGATTTTAATGCTTTGGATTTAGTCAAACAAATACCTGTTTATGACTTCAAATGGAAAAATATTGAGAATAGAGATTATGGATGTTTTGCCCATGAGCTTGGGGAGGTTATACCAAATGCAGTTCATGGAGAAAAAGATGCTTTAACGGAAGATGGGGATAAAGATTACCAGCAAGCAGATTACAGCAAAATTGTACCAGTTTTATTAAAAGCAATACAAGAACTTGAAGCAAAAGTAAAAGTTTTAGAAAACAAGTAATAATGACAATATACCTGCTCGGAATAGAGCAACCTTACGTTTAACCTTAAAACCAAATATAATGACGTATTTTTATTCGACTAAAACGTGGACTAGTCAACCACAAATATCCGAAGACCAAATAGAGTATTGGAAACATCTCTCAGAAAAAAAGAACTGGAGAATAACCCAATTACCAAATGGATTTTACCAAACGGAATATAAAGACCAAGACGACTCTTGGCAAGATGTTACAAGAAGAGAAACAGTTGAAGGTGCAGAAGCGGCAATTGACGGTAGCATTAATCATTATCAAAAACGATTAGACTTTTTAAAAGGTCCTAAAGTCGTTAAAACATTTGAATAGTAATTTATAAAAATTTAATTTAATGGAATTTAATAACCCAAGCGAAATTGTCAAAGAACTTAACTTTGGCCAAGCAGCTAATAGTAAAATTATGCAAGGCGTTGAAAAACTCTCAAGCGCTGTAAAGTCCACATTAGGGGCTAGCGGTAAATGTGTAATATATGAAGACGCTCTTGGCCGACCGGTGATCACAAAAGATGGTGTAACCGTTGCAGAAAGCGTAGTCTTATTAGACCCGGTCGAAAACATTGGGGCTACTTTAATTAAAGAAGCTGCAAGAAATACGGTTAAGGAAGCTGGCGATGGAACAACAACATCAACTGTATTAGCTCACGCCATATTGCAAACAGCTCTTGATTCTAATGCTGATGACAGAACAATAAAAAACGGTATATTGTCTGCGTGTGATAAAGTAGTTGACTATTTAAATAAAAATAAAAAGAAAATCACAAAGTCTATGTTAAATCAAGTTGCTGCTATTAGTTGTAATAACGATAGTAAACTTGGTGATAAAATAGCACAGGCTTTTAAATCAGTTGGTAAAGACGGGGTGGTATTGATGGAAGACTCTGATACAAACGAAACATATGTAGAATTTGTAGACGGAGTTCAATTTGATTCATCATTAAAATCACCTCATCTTGTAACTGATAAAAATAAAAACATAGCGGTGCTCGATGATCCCTACGTACTTATAGTATCATCTCCGATACCCAATATAAGACGTATACAAAATATATTAGAGCATGTTATTAAAAAGAAAAGAAGTTTACTTATAGTTGCCGAAGTTGATCAGCAGCCGTTGTCAACGTTATTAGCAAATAAAGTAAAAGGTAATATTAAAATCAATGTTGTAGATCTTCCTGGCTTTGGGCCAACAAGAGAAGATACAATACAAGACTTAGCTATATTAACAGGCGCTACAGTTATAAATGAACAATTAGGTGATGATTTTGATTTTATCAATGCTGAATGTTTGGGTGAAGTTGAAAAAGCTGTTACTGATGATAAAAATACAGTTTTACAAATTATTGAAAGCCCAGCTGTAGAACAAAGAATAAAAGAAGTTTCAAATAAAATAAAAGAAGAAAAAAACGGTTATTTTAAAAAGAAACTTGAGCAACGTTTATCAATGTTAACCGGCAAAGTTGGAATAATCAAAGTTGCGGGTAATTCTAAAATAGAATTAAAAGAAAAGAAAGATAGAGTTGAAGACGCAATTTATGCGACTAAAGCTGCTTATAAAGAAGGAATTGTTCCAGGTGGTGGAGTTGCTTTATTAAATGCGGCTACTCTTATTAGTGCAGAAAATATTGGTGAAGAAATATTGCTTGAAGCTATTAAGTGGCCATATGCTACAATATTAGAAAATGCTCAACTAGAATATGTAGAGCCAATGACAGAAGGTACAGGTTTAAATGTTATAACAGGTGAAGCTGTAAAAATGATTGATGCCGGTATAATTGATCCTGTGTTAGTAACAAAGTCAGCTCTTAAAAATGCAGTTTCAGTTGCTACAACTATTTTATCTGCAGATTGTATAATAAGTAATATACGTGTACAAAATGCAAGCAGTTAGTTATTATTTAGTAGTTGACAAAATAAAAGAAGCGCCGAAGAAAGTAGGTGGCTTAGAGTTAACAGAAGCACAAAATAAAGACGAAAGGTATTTAAAAGCTAAAGTTATAAGTATTGGCGATCAAGTACCAATAGTAAAAGTTGGCGATACAATACGGTATGACAAACATGCTGGTCATGGTATCGATTTCGATGGTAAACTATATTATGTAATTAAAGCAGTTGATGTAGTTATTATAGAATGAGACTAGAGGCGAACGATTTAAAAGAATTAAATTTATTAAAATATTACAGGATAATACGTAAGTGGGCGTGTAAAACATATAATTTAAAAGACGCTGATATAGAGCTGCTAATATATTTAGATTGCAAAGTTCACTTTACACGTAATGATTTTATAGAAGGTGTATATACATACTCATGGGATAAAAACAGATGGGAACGATTACGCCGAGAGGGTTGGATTGATGTGTTTAAAGAGCGCAATAGAACAACATCTAAATTTGCTGTATATAAAACATCATTTAAATGTCAAAACTTAATTAAGCGTATATACAGAATTATGTTAGCGCAAGAAGACTTGCCAACCTCACAAAGAAGTATATTTTATAACAACAAGTCATATACTGATAAAGTTTACAATAAAGCTATTGATGATATGATAAACGACAAAACTAGGTAAAATGAAAAAAGGTATAGGTCCAAATAATTTAGGGGCTCCAAAGTCTCCCGCAAAAATATTAGGTGCGATTGCAGGCGCAGTTGCTCCAGCATTAATTAAAGGTGCCGCTGGTGCGGTAGCTGGTAAACTTATGGGTGGCAAAAGTCCAGCTAAGCAAATTGGTGTTGACAAAAAAGAAACAAAAGCTTTTGAAAAAAACAAAAGACAAGAAGCGAGAGCTGAAAGAAAGCTTGAAAGACTTGACGCTAAAAAACAAAAAGTAGTTGACAAGGCTAATAAAAAAATGACAAGATCAGCTAAAAGAATTTTAGGCGATAAGTATGGGTCTTAAATTAAAAACAAAAGGCGAATTGTTCGGATTTAACGATGAGTTATCCAGATTTGGCAGACCTGTTTTTGAAAAAGATTTAGATCCTAACGTTATAGCAGAAGCTAATCGTGACGGAACTACATTTGTTGATAAAAAAGCCTCTAAAAAGCAAAAAGCTGATTCGATAGCTCATGAAGATGAGCATCATGATCAGATGCTGCAGGGGCAATTATCATATACAGACGACAGTGTAACTTGGAAAAAAGATACAAAGTCACCGGCAAGAGTATATACCAGATTAGATAATGGTATGATAGAAGCTGCTGGTAAAAAAATAAAAGAAGGAGCACACGGTTTTCCTTGGGAAGCTGATGCTTATAAAAATTCATAATATGCACAAAGCAACACCAATAACTAAAAAAGCTTGCAGTTCACCTGCAAAGATGAATGAAGCATTAGTATACGGCGAAGCAGATGCCGCTGACAAATTTTTAGATGTTGGTGGAACTGTAAAAGAAGCCATAGGTAAAGAAGAAGGGCAACAATCTGGTAGTTCCGGCAGTGTCGCTGCTCCACCAGAAAAATCAGCCGCTGACAAAATAAAAGACATGTCAGATAAATTCGACCCTGAAAAATTTAAACTAAACTTTGATACGAGTAAAATCCCAACGGACTTATTCAATTTATAAAACTAACATCATGAACAAACCAATAACAACAAGAGTAAATCAGTCGTCCTCAATGGGCATGAAAGTTAGAGAACCTATGTTAGATGTTGGTTCTGTAGCTAAACAAGCAAAAGAAGATGCTAATAAAATAGAGCAAGCAGAAGGATATGTGCTTAGCCAAGACGGATCTGTAGGATATGGATCTAGTGAAACAGTTAATGTCGCAGGTACGCCTGACAAAATGGGTTATGGCGGTAAAAATATGAAACTTACCAAAGAACAATCAGCTTGGAGAAAAGGCGAAATTGATAGATTAGGCGGTGTTCAAGAATATAGAGACCACTACAAAATTGGTAAAAAGGATGTGGTACTTGAAAAAGGTACTGAAGGAAAATCAACTCAAAAATCTAATATAGGAGATTTAAAAGTTAAACAACAGGGTAACTACGTTGCTCCTTGGACTTTAAGACAAGATATTAGAGGTGATAAAATTGCTAAAAATAAAGCGCAAAAACAAAAGATTAAAACAATGCGTCAATCTGGCGAGCTTGGTGATAGCAAAGTTAGTCAATTTAAAGATGCTCTTAAAAAGAAAAAGTCAGCTAACGTTGACGCAAGAGGTGATAAGCAACAAGCCAGAAAAGATAAGCGTGAAGCAATGAAAGATCTTAGAGGCAAGAAAAAAGATATGACTGATGCAGAATTTAAAGCAGCTAAAAGCAAAATTAAAGAAACTAAGTCTAATAAAATATCTGAGTCACAAAAAACAATTGACGCCAACAAAAAGCAATTTAAAAAAGATGTTGGTAATATAAAAGGCAGAGGCGAAAAGAAAAAAGAAATTAAGAAAGCTTATAACGAACAATTAAGCAAAACTCTTGACGCTAAATTTAATGTAAGAACAAAGGGATCTGAGCAAGGTGCTAGTCATTCTAATAAAGATCAGAAAGTTGATTTAGGGGGCAGAAATTTAAGAATGGATGACCTTACTATTAATGAACAAAAGGATGTTATTAAAGATTCTGAAAAGAAAGAAGTTAAATCAACAAACAAAAAACTGAGTTCGCCATATAAAATGTATACAAAATCACCATTTAAGATGTCTGCTAAGTCGCCATTGACAAAAGCATTAGTTGGTAACCAAAATAAATTACCACAACATTTGCAAGACGCGATTAAAGCAGCACCAGGTAAAAATTATAAAAAAGGATACTACGGTAAATAATATGGATACACCATTTAAAAGAAAAGGTGTAGGCCCAAATGCTTTAGGCTCACCTGCAAAAGAAAGAGGCGATGCGCCTTCTCGTAAAAAATCTAAAGGATATTATAACGAAGCAAAGTCAACCGGTACAGGTGCGGCTGCAGGTGGCGGTATGTCACAAAAAGGCGTAGATAAATATAAAAAAGATAACCCGGGTAGTAAATTACAAACCGCAGTAACTAAGGACCCATCTAAATTAAAGCCAGGCAGTAAAGCCGCTAAAAGAAGAAAGTCATTTTGTGCAAGATCAAAAAGCTGGAAGTCTGAAAGAGGTAGAGCCGCAAGAAGAAGATGGAATTGTTAGAACACTTAACAGGGGCATGTGGCGAGGCTCACATAAACCTATATCATATTTTAATAGTCAGTTTAATATTTTTAAGTTATGGAATCACAAGGATTAGGAGATACTATAGAAAAGTTTACTAAAGCTACTGGAATTAAAAAGTTAGCTGATAAGATACCTGGTGGATGCGGGTGTCAAAAAAGAAAAGAAACTTTAAATAAAATGTTTCCTTATGAGTCAAAAAAATAAAAAGAAATTTTCTGAAACAAAAGTAGGAAAGTTCTTAAGCAAAGCTGCGCCTGGTATACTAGGTACAGTTGGCGATGTATTACCTGACAGCGGAGTATTAGGTGTAGTTAAAAACCTAATTAGTAAAGATGAGGCTATGCCTGCAGAAGATAAAGAAAAAGCTATGAAGCTTTTAGAGATGGATATGGTAGAAATGCAGGAAGTGTCTAAACGCTGGGAGTCAGATATGAAATCAGATAGTTGGTTAAGTAAAAATACAAGGCCAATGAGTTTGATATTTTTAACTATATCAATGGTGTTTTTAATATTATTAGATAGTTTTGAATGGAGTTTTAGTGTATCAGCTGGTTGGGTAGATTTGTTACAAACACTCTTGGTTACAGTTTATGTAGCCTATTTTGGTTCGAGAGGAGCTGAAAAATTTCAAACAATTAAAGGTGGAAAATAACCCATACAACTTAGGCTCCCCCAAAGGTAAAGTAGTTAAAATACAATGGGGTGAAAAACAAAAAAAATGGATAATCACAGTTGGCTGCCCGCAATATGTGTTTCTTCATGATGACATACAAAGAGCATTAGATCTGCTAAAAGAATATTATGCAGATCCTATGAAGTTTGTTGAATACTATAAATTAAATTTGGGCAATAGAACAGTTAAATAAAATAAAATGGCAAATAAAATTAAAAAAGAGCAATTAGAAAAATTGCAAGCAGTAGTTACCGAAATAAATAACATTACATTAGAGGTTGGTAAATTAGAATCAAGCAAACATAAAATGTTGCATGCTTTAAATCAATCTGAGCAAACATTATCTGTAATACAAAAAGAACTGCAAGATGATTACGGTAATAAAGTTGTTGATATTAAAACAGGAGAATTAAAAGATGAACCTGCTCAGGAAGATTAGTATCGGCAAAGACTATAAGAATGACGCTATGCACTATTCCGTAGGGCAAGAAGTATATGGCGGTCATATTATAGATAGTATTATTGAAGAAGAAGATAAGTATTCAATATATATTAAAAAAGGTAATGATGTTATACCTTGGAAAGACTTTAATAAAAACATGGCTATTGCAATAGAATACAACTTAGAATACTAATGCGGGGCTTGTTTGACTTCGTTGTAAGACCTTACGATAAGGCTTATAGCAACGAAAAACAAATTGATGATAAAACTTTAATATTAAATACAGATAAATCAGACCATAAGTTTGTTTCAAGAATTGGTATTGTTGAATATATACCAGCTTATAATGCAATGGGTATTGAGTTCGGTGATGAAGTAATAGTACATCATAATGTTTTTCGCAGGTTTAATGATATTAGAGGTGAAGAAAAAAGAAGTCGTAATTGGTATAGAGACGATTTATATATAGTGCCTGTTGAACAAATATATGCTTATAAAAGAATAACAATATGGAACGCGCTTCCTGGTTATAATTTTATAAAACCAATAAAAGACAATGAGCTTGTTGGTGAAATAGTATATAAAGATCCTTACTTTAAAGCTGGTAATGTCGGCGACATAGTAGGGTTCAAACCAAATAGGGAATACGAATTTAATATAGATAACGAGGTATTATATAGAATTCCTACAAATTCAATTACAATTAAATATGAACATCAAGGAGAAAAAGAGGAATATAATAAAAGCTGGTTACAAAGCGGTTGATGAGCTTATAAAAGTTGCAGAAGAACCAATTGTAGAATCAGATGATGACTTAGCGGCTGATAGATTAAAGAATGCAGCAGCAACAAAAAAGTTGGCTATATTCGATGCTTTCGAAATACTTACTAGAATTCAGGAAGAAGAAAATATACTTGATGATAAACCACGGGAAGACAAACCTAAATCATTTGGAGGGTTTGCGGAAAGAAGATCTAAATAATGTACAAGCAAACTTTATACAAGGTTGTAACACCTATAAAAGAAAATACAATATCTAGATTAAATAAAACTAAGAAGTGGAAATACGGATATAACAAAGAACATGATGTTGTTATAATAAGTAAGACGGGACAAATTGGTGAAATATATAATATACAAAATCTTAAAATAGCTTTACCAAAAAAACCATCTAAGTTAGATAAAAAAGAAAATCAGTGGGTTTCACATGAATACCATAAAGAGCTTTCAAGAATTACCAGCGCTTTTGAATGGAGAGATTACCCAAATGATTTTAAAGATAAATGGGAACCATATATAGATGAACAGTTTAAATTACGAGAAGAGGGTTATTGGTTTTACAACAAAGGTAATCCTACTTATATTACTGGCACTCATTATATGTACTTGCAGTGGTCCAAGATTGATGTTGGGAAGCCAGAGTTTCGGGAAGCAAATAGATTATTCTTTATTTTCTGGGAAGCTTGTAAAGCAGATAGAAGATCCTATGGGATGTGCTACCTCAAGAATAGACGGTCTGGCTTTTCCTTTATGGCCTCTGGAGAAACCGTTAATTTGGCAACCATATCCTCTGACTCTAGATATGGTATATTATCAAAGTCCGGTGCTGATGCTAAGAAAATGTTCACGGACAAGGTGGTTCCAATATCGGTTAATTACCCCTTCTTTTTCAAACCGATTCAGGACGGTATGGACCGCCCCAAAACCGAGTTGGCATATCGTGTACCAGCCAGTAAATTTACCCGTAAAAAAATACTCACGGGTGAAAGGCCCGAGGAGCTCACGGGGCTGGACACAACAATCGACTGGAAGAACACCGGTGATAACTCCTACGACGGTGAGAAGCTCGCCCTCCTCGTCCACGATGAAAGTGGGAAGTGGGAAAGGCCGGATAACATCCTCAACAACTGGCGCGTCACTAAAACTACGCTTAGATTAGGTAGTAGAGTTATTGGTAAGTGCATGATGGGATCCACGAGTAATGCTCTGGATAAAGGTGGTGATAACTTTAAAAAACTATATTATGATTCGGACGTCACAAAACGAAACCGCAATGGACAGACAAAGTCAGGACTCTATTCTTTGTTCATACCTATGGAATGGAATTACGAAGGATTCATTGATTCTTTTGGAATGCCTGTATTCGAGACGCCATCAGAAACTTGTGTTGATGTCTACGGAGACACGATTGATGTCGGAGTTATTGAGCACTGGCATAATGAGGCGGACGGCTTAAAAGGCGACCAGGACGCTTTAAATGAGTTTTATAGACAGTTCCCGCGTACAGAGGAACATGCGTTTCGGGATGAAACTAAAAATAGTATATTTAATTTAGTAAAAATATACGAACAGATTGATTATAACGAAGATTTAAAAAATAGTAACGTTATAAATACAGGTACCTTTAGTTGGACCAATGGTATAAAAGATTCAAGAGTTATGTTTTCGCCTAATCCACAAGGAAGATTTAAAATATCTTGGGTGCCTAATGCAGAATTACAAAATGCACAAATAATTAAAAACGGTATACGTCACCCTGGTAATGAACACATGGGCGCATTCGGTTGTGATAGTTATGATATATCGGGAACTACCGACGGTAAAGGCTCTAAGGGTTCTTTGCATGGGCTAACCAAATTTAGTATGGAAAACGCTCCTCCAAATCATTTCTTTTTGGAGTATATAGCCAGACCACAGACAGCAGAAATGTTTTTTGAAGATGTGTTAATGGCTTGTGTGTTTTACGGAATGCCAATACTTGCTGAAAATAATAAACCAAGATTGTTGTATTATTTTAAGCGTAGAGGATATAGGGGTTATTCAATGAATAGACCAGATAAAATTTGGAATAAATTATCTGTTGCAGAAAAAGAAATAGGTGGTATACCTAATTCAAGTGAAGATATTAAACAAGCTCACGCAGCCGCAATAGAAAGTTATATACAACAATATGTTGGTATTAAAGATGAGGGATACGGTGATATGTATTTTAATGATACCTTGTTAGATTGGGGTAGATTTGATATTAACAAAAGAACAAAATTTGATGCCACTATTAGTTCAGGATTAGCAATTATGGCATGCAATAGACACTTATACAGACCTAATCCTAAAGTTGAAAAACCAAAATTAAACTTGCATATTGCTAAGTATAAAAATAGTGGTGCAATATCTGAAATAATAAAATAAACATATGGCTGAGTCAGTTATAAACAGTTTTTTTCCAAGTCAGATTGCTAGCGATCAAGAAAAAATGTCTAGCGATTATGGTTTAAGAGTCGGTAGAGCTATTCAAGATGAATGGTTTAAATCGGATTCTGGAACTAATAGATTTAGAAGTAATCAAAATACTTTTCATCGTTTGCGATTATATGCGCGAGGTGAACAAGGCATACAAAAATATAAAGATGAGTTATCTATTAATGGTGACTTGTCATATCTTAATTTAGATTGGAAACCCGTACCTATTATACCTAAGTTTGTAGATATAGTAGTAAACGGAATATCAGAAAGATCATTTGATATTAAAGCATATTCACAAGATCCATATGGTGTAGCGAAAAGAACAAAATATATGAATTCGCTTATACGTGATATGCAAACAAAAGAATTAAATGAATTTGCGCAACAAAACTTTGGCATCAACATGTTTGAAAACAAACCTGAAATGTTGCCAGAGTCACAAGAAGAGTTGGAATTGCATATGCAGCTAAGCTACAAACAAGGTGTAGAATTAGCAGAAGAACAGGCAATAAATACTTTGTTAACAGGCAATCATTATGATTTAACAAAGAAAAGAATAACTTATGATTTAACAGTATTAGGTATTGGTGCTGTAAAAAATTCATTTACAAAGTCAGAAGGTGTTAAAGTAGATTATGTAGATCCTGCTAAT